AAAGGTGCTGGAAAAGGAAGAACGACGCAAGTCAGCCGAACAATTGAAGGTTTTGGGGCAAGATTTGCTCGCTTCAGGGGTTGCATCGCGGGAAATACTCCCTAAATTGGCGCAATCCATCATTGTTGACCTCGGTTTACGCCTGGTCAGCAACGAATGGGAGATCAAGTCAGCCGAAGAAGCTACTAAGGTGGCAAAAATTTGGTATGACATCCTCAGGTTGGAGTCAGGTCAAGCAACAACGATCAACGAGAACCGTACCGGGAATCCCGAAGACCGTCTGTCACGCTTAGAGGAGTTAAGATCAGAAGCGAAAGCTCGTGTCGAAGCAGGCTTACGAGCAATAGGGGATGGACAAAGCGGATGACAACTAAACCTGACCGTTTATTGACACAGAACAGCGAGTTACGCAAAGTCGGTGTGTGGAACTGGACTCTCCCAGCGCACACCCTCAAACTTACGGACGGCTCCTGGTTCAACACTTGCCCGAACGCTGGTGCTTGTGGCCGTGTTTGCTACGCCAAAATGGGAACATACCTGTTCTCTAACGTGCGCCGTCGCCACCTACAAAACCTTGAGTATGTACTAGAGCATTCGGCTTCTTGGTATTTTGCAATGATTGAAGAACTTGAAAATAAACGGTTCCGCCCAACAGGTAAACCACATGACCTTCCGCATGACGAAACCGACGAATGGTTGCATAATTGGATTATTAATGGTGGTCGAGCCGTCAGAATCCATGACGCAGGCGATTTCTTTGATGACAATTATTTTTGCGACTGGATAGACATTGCCATGAGCCATCGTGACATTTTGTTCTATGCGTACACCAAAGAAGTACAAATGATTAAAGGTGGTTTCTTGCCTGACAATTTGCGTATCGTGTTCTCCTACGGTGGCAAACAAGACCACCTGATTGACCGGGAAACAGATCGGCACGCCGATGTCTTCCCCACCAAAGAAGCATTAGAAGCAGCGGGATACTTCGACCAGTCAGACAATGACCTACTTGCCGTCGTTGCACCAAGCAACAAGATCGGAATCGTGGCCAACAACCTTCCAGTCGCTAACAAGCGGTTTGCGGGTCGCACCATGAGCGAACTACAGGAGAACTAATGCCCGAACTAAACGCCAACATACCTGCCATCGAATGTTATGTACGAGGCAACTATCTACGCAACCAGGTTGACTCACACGACCAATACTTCCCATGCATGATCTTCGGTGTGGCCTCAATGCAGGGTCGGTCACCGTTATTCCACTTCTTGATGGAAGATGGTGGTGTTTGGTGGAGAATGCCCATATCAGCGTTCTGTGCCGAACCAGGCGTACCCGAAGTGGATATCCACGACCTAGTGCTTTGGAACTCGTTCAGTTCACAAATCTCTGTTACAGAGTTTGAAGCGATGCGCCATATGCGAATGACCTATGTTGCTCGATCAGGCGAATTCGTGAACGGCAAATACCTGTTCACTCTTGACTGGCATTCCCCCGAAGCCAACACAATCAACGTAGGTTTCAGCGAAAACCCCGGTCAACACAAATGTGGCCATGTAATCCTCAGAGACGACGGCAACTACGCCATCCAACCAAACAACAGAGTCAGACTGTTTGACCCGTCATTCACCACTAAACACGGCACTCTGATCGAAAGACTCATCAACACTCGCCTATGGGATGTCGAAGACGCAGATAAGTGGCGCACCTCAGACGACGACAGGTATGAGTACGGTATTGACACCGAATGAACTTCCTATCTGACGACGAGTTCGGTCAGCTCACCGGGGCTGAACAAGACGAATATCTACGCCTACTAGAGATCGACTTACAAGCATGGAAACTTACAGGCAACAAACGCCAAGAGAAAGCCCACGCCCTCGTCAAGAAAGTTGACTGGCTTCTCTACGGTGGTGCAGCTGGTGGTGGCAAATCCGAACTGCTCGCCTACCACGCCCACGAACTATCAGCCAAATATCCCGGTCACCGCACACTCCTAGTCCGTACCGCACTCCCCGAACTACGACGATCACTCATCATCCGATCCCAAGTCCGATACGCCCAACTAAACGTGGATGCAGCCCTACGATCCATTGACAACGTTAAAGCCTGGTGGTACGGCAACGGATCAGTCATCGAATACGGATTCTGCGCCCGAGACGAAGATGTAGGTCAATATATGTCTGCCGAGTACGACTTCATCGGTTTTGACGAAGCAACCCAGTTCACCCCCTACCAAATGCTTATGATGTCAGGCCGACTCCGAACCAGCCGAAAAATGACTGCGCTAGGCGTAAGAACCCACGTTATGTTCGCAACGAACCCTGGCGACCGTGGACATACGTTCCTATACAAAATGCTGGTACAACCCACCCAGCACGGCAAATACGCTGTTGTCTACGATGTGCGCGACGGATTTGAGAATCCCGATGTAGTACGCCGAGTCGAACTCCCCGACGACCCAGCAGAGATAGACAAACTAGAAATACCCCACGACCCCACCGACCACCTCATCGTGGCGTTCGTACCGTCAACCGTGGACGACAACCCCCACATTGACCCCACATACCGCAAGCACCTATCCATGCTCCCCGAAACAGAACGCAAACAAAAACTGTTAGGCGACTGGGACACCTTCACCGGGCAATACTTCTCCGAATTCAACCGAGACGTACACGTCGTCGCACCATTTGAAATCCCGGCAGAATGGCCACGCTACCGAGGAATCGACTTCGGAACAGCAAACCCCTACTGCTGCCTATGGGGAGCCTGGGATCCAGCCGACGGAACCTGCTACGTCTACCGAGAGGCATACCAAAAAAACCTCACCGCAGCACAACAAGCCATGCAAATCAAAGAAATGTCCAAAACCAGCGACGGCAAAAACGAACGCATCACCGCCACCGTCATTGACCCATCCACCTACAGCAACGTCCAAGGCTTAGGACAAACCGTCGCAGGCGTATACAACTCACTAGGAGTCTCCACCAGCCGAGCCAAAAACGCCCGTATCTCAGGATGGCAAAACGTCCACCGCTACCTACAACCAGGCGTTATCAACGATGAGCCAAAATTAAAAATTTTCTCTACCTGCGAGCATCTACTTCGTACCCTGCCCGCAATGCGCCACGACAAAACCAAAATTGAAGACATAGACACCGACGACGAAGACCATGCAGTAGACGCACTTCGCTATCTGCTAGCCTGCCGTCCGTACAATGAAATCACTCGCAAGCATAAACACGCCACATATGATGCAGAGGGTAGAGTACAAAGGTTCATGGAGAAGTTGGACAAAACAAAAAAGCGGAGATGGTAATGAGAATCGTTGACAACTACAATTATTTGCCTGGTTGCTGTTGGATCTGTCGAGGGGTCGCCAAACCGATCATTGACATGGAACTAGACCTAGACGGACACAACAGTCCCGAAGACGCAAACCCGTCAGCAATCACCCGTCTCTACATCTGTGCCGACTGTGCGCTAGAACTAGCTCGCATGGTTGCACCAGCCCGCGCCGTAGAAATGCGTCGCTTTGGAGAATTCGCAGCAATGGAACGAGTCGCCAAAGAAATGGGTGACCGAGCCGAAATAGCAGAAGAACGCCTAGCCTTAATCGCAGGAGCAATCGTGGGTGTAGACTCACAACCTGTAGAGCAGGCAGGCCCTACAAGTCAACTCGACGAGGATGATCCGCCGTTAGGCTCCGCACGGCCCGATGTAGCAGGTTCACCCCTTACCAGCAAGCGTGGTCGTCCTCGTCGGGAAGACACCCCCAAACCCGAAATAGATACTGATTTCGTTGGTGATCTGTGATATTCGCAGTATTCAGCCTCGTCGCCCTACTAGGCATTGTCCTGTTGTTACTACGCGAGAACCGTAGATTGACTAATCTATTGTTGGCAAAGAACCCATCAGCAGCCATTGCAGCTGAAAAGTTCACCAAGTCAACAAAGAAAGAACAAGTCGATCCTCGGTCACGAACATCGTGGCAGTCACCAACTGAAGGCGTAGGGCCATGAAACCTTGGGAACCACCCAAACCAACAGAAGTCATTGACCTATGGAACAAGGCTGACCAATACCTGTTAAAAGAACGCCGGGACTACTGGATGAACGCGTCCTACAACAGCGGTCAACAATGGATTTGGTGGGATCAGACCCGCAACATCGTGCAAGAACTGGACTACGCCAACGACAACGAACGGTACACGCGTATCACCGTAGACAAATTTGGGCCTCGCACAACAAACCTTCTATCCCGCATGAGCCGATCCCCACTCGTATGGGAAATTGAACCATCAGGAACCGATGACGCATCAGCGCGTCGCCAACGTCTACAAGAACAACTTCTCCTATCAGAAGCCAACGAACAAGACTGGGCTGACATCCGTGAAGAACACCTTCTCCAAGTCCTATATGGTGGATCGGCGGCCGTATCTATTGAATGGGATCCGCAACTAGGCAAGATCGTTGCTACCGACCCCGTCACCGCCATCCCGATCCCCGCTGGTGGTGTACGCCTCACACCTCTCGGTATTAGCGAATTCTGTTTAGAGCCAGGTTCACAGTCAGTTGACGACGCTCGCTACTGGATCAAATGTGTCGCTCTACCCCCTGAGCAGGTCAAAGAACGCTACGACCTTGACTTTGATCCTGTACCTGACGCTGAAGCATCATTGTCTTCACGCCACCGCACATTGTTGTCCCGTCGACCACAAGGTCAACCACCCCGACTCACCCTTGTTTACTGCTACTACGAACGCCCAACCAACCGTACCCCTGGTTGCGTCGTCCACGTCGTAAACAACAAGCAGGTATACGCCTACGGCAACGGTCAAGGCTGGCCATTCCCCTTCCCCCGCCTCAACCTCGCTATTGGTATCCAGCGCAAAATCCCTCGCACATGGGTCGGAAACACACTTCTTACCCCGGCACGAGACATCCAGTACGCCTACAACCGTGCGCGTTCAACCATCCTTGAACATATGCGTAAAGCAGCTAACGCTCGACTCATGGTTCCCGCAGGATCAATTGAAGACTCCGACACTATTACGACCGATCCCGCCGATGTACTTGAGTACAACGCTGAACTGGGTGAACCGCATTGGCAGTCAGCACCCGAAGTCCCCCGCTGGATCAGCAACGAAGCAGCACAACTTGAAGCAGAGATGGACGACATCTTCTCAACCCATGCCGTTTCTCGTGGTCAAGCCCCTGGTGACCGCAACTCAGGACTTGCCCTATCGGTATTGGCTGAAAAGGACGACGGCCCGTTAGCACCAATGGCACGAAACCAGTCCGCTGTTTGGGCGCGTATCGGACAGATGACGTTGCAGTTGTACCGTGCCTACGCCCAGCAATCAGGCATGGTGCGATCACAAACGATCACCACCCAGCAAGGATCAACCGTCCAGTTTGAATGGACAGCCGACGACATTGACGAAACCCCACAAGTCAAAGTCCCGTTAGACGCAACCGCACCACGATCCAAGATTGCAACCCAGTCCGTCATCACATCGCTGGCACAAACCTTCCCAGCAGCATTCCAAAACATTGACGGCCCAAGCCTGTCAAGACTGCTCGACCTTCCCGACCCCAAAGGTTTCATGGCATCAGCAGACCCCGATGTTGCCAAAGCCGAATGGGAAAACGGACTACTCATGCAGGCAACCCCTGTCATGCCAGCAGACTTTGACGACCACGCCAAACACATTGCCCAACACAACCGTGAGCGTAAATCCCCTGCATACGAGCTTGCAACACCTGATGTGCGTCAGGCAATTGATGTCCACGTCCAAGCCCACCAAAAGCTTGCAGCCGACGAAGCCGCAGCACAACTCGCCCAACAGCAACAGATGCCGGGATCAGAAATGCTTCCGCAAGCCAATGAAGCACCTGGATCATTGGTTCCACAAATACAAAACGGCCAGCCAGGATTACCACAGGAGATGCCACCACAATGACCGACTTTAACCCCGAAGGCGTAGTGGATTCTGCACCATTAGAAGGTTCAGAAGCCAGTTCCACCGATGT